AGGTAAAGGACAAGGCCATACGACTCGAGACTTTGGAGAACCGACCGGCAAAAGAAATGCAGGAGGTGGTGCTGGTGCCAGAGGAACTAATAATATAGGAGGTGTTTCTGATTATAAGGAAGGTTCCGGTAACGGGGGGGCTTTAGGTGGTGGTGGGTATGGTGGTGGAGCTGGTGCAACATCGTTAAGAGGCGGTGATGGCACTGTCCTGATCCGCTATTGGGCTTACGAAGAATAAAACAAATATAAGTGATATGAGTAAATATATATACATACAAAAAGACGCAGCAAACATATATGTCACAATGCCGGAAAAGCTTGATACAGCAAACAACGATATCGGCACAACATGGGAGGATTATATTGCAGGAAAGTACGTTTTGCTGACAGAAGAACAGATTGCCTTTAAAGAGGCAAACGAAGGTGCATCCGTAGAAGAAGTGTTCAATATGCAATTGACGCCTATTCCCGAACCGACACCGGAAGAAAAACTTCAAACTGCAAAAGACTTGAAGCGTCAGGAAGTCTACAACACCGACTACCGGCACTACTACATAGAGGACAACGATGTATATACATACGACCGTTTGTCTCTAAAAGACCAGTGTGCCCGAAAAGATACGGTTGAAGTAAACGGGAAATCGTATAAATCAGATCTGTTATTGGAAGCTCTCAATGAGATGGCAGACTATAATGATATCTGTATAGGTCTATCAGAAAAGTTACTCTCTGATATTGAAGCTGCCGAGACAGTGGAAGATGTAGAAGCGATTGAGGTGACGGGCTATCCCGATGTAATCCATAGGACAACAGCCGAATTACAGGAAGCTGTAAACTACACGGAAACGCACGATTCCGAGAAGCAGTTATCCCGTATCACCCGTAAATCTGTGTCTGTAATGTCGCTGACGGATGATGAAGCGATTGGTGCCAAATACGCACATGCGGAATGGAAAGAATTTATTAACGGGAAGTTGGATACCGGCAACCGGGTAATTAACGATGACTGGTTATGGAAAGTCCGGCAACCGATAAATCCGGTTCTCGAAATATATCCTCCTTCGGTAGATACGGCTGCCCTTTATGAGCGCATGGACGAAAATCACAAAGGCACGGAATACGATCCCAAACTCTATGCGCCAGGCATGACGCTTGAACAGGGAAAGTATTATACGGAAATGGAAGACGGCGTAAGGAAGAAATATTACTGCTTTTATGGTACGATTAATCCGGTATATGCCCATTTGAAAGAATTGATTAACATAAATGTAAGATTGGTATGATAACTATTTTGACGATTATTTCAATGCTTGTTATTGCGGCCTACACGGCTGCCGTGTGTGTAAAGACTAAGGGTGTACCTTATTCCATAAGTGCAACCTATTACTACCTGGAGCATAAATTGTGGTTTATGGCAACAATGTGGCTGACTGCCGGTTTATTGATGCCTGCAATATTGGAGGTAAGTAAACCAAACACGGAATGGGTTGCATTTCTGTCCTGTGCTGGCATGTTCTTTGTTGGTTCAGCTCCCAATTTCAAAGATGATTATGAGAGCAAGATGCATTCTGCTGGAGCAATCATCTGTATTGCCGGATCGCAACTTTGGGTGGCATTGAACCTCTGGCCAATGTTGTTAGTATGGCTTTCCTATGTAGGGTATACTGCATTAAGCATCGCCAAAGAAAAAGAGGGCACATTTTGGTATAAGTTCTACCAGAGCAAGCCGATGTTCTGGATTGAGATAGCTGCCTTATTATCCACTTATTTTACCGTGTTATTCAATATGTGATATTATGCAAAGATTAATTCCATATATACAAGATTTTACCGGCTGGGTACAGGCTGTTTCTATTGCGGTAATTGCTTCAATGTTAGATTTTTTCGCACCTATCGAGCATTTTCTTATAGTAATACCTGTAATGGCTACCATAGATATGTTCTGGGGGCTGGCAGCCGATGATTTGCGTTTTAGGAAAAGTAAATTTTTTAGGACGATAATCTATCTTCTGATTTACCTTTTGATCCTGCTTATTGCTTTTTGGATTGGTATAATGATGGAGCAGGATAAAGACAGTACAAAAGCCTTTGTCAGTTGGATAACGTGGGTAGTAGTGTATTGTTATGGTCTGAATATACTGAAAAACATGCACACGGTATATCCAGACAATAAAGTTATAGCCTTTTTGTATTGGGTTGGATCGGTTAAGTTTCTAAGTAAAGTAAATTATCTTGAAGAATATATGAAATCAGTAAAGAAAAAGGAGGATAGGAAATGAATATAACAGAGAATTTTACATT